GCCTGAACACTTTTTGATAATTCTTTTTTATGAAACAACCTTTGCGAAGTTGCAGTATGTGTTGCTCCTGAATGAAGCTGACCGTTGGGCATCTTGTGAGATTTACCTTTCCACTCTTTACCAGACTTTGTGTAATGTTTAACACCTTTCATCCTTAATCCTTTTATTTTAAAAATATCTTTATTTCTTTAAACCTTCCAACATCGAACATACTCTGATACCAACTGGCAAGAAGTCTGTTTGAAGTTATAAGTTTTACTCGATTTAATTTATCAACCACTACAAATTTATTTACTGGTGGCATTGTTGGGTCTATCATGTCCAGCCTACTGCTGTTTTTTGTGAAACCATTCTTGCTCTTGTTTGAGCTAACCCCCCTCGAATTCTAAGACATGCATATTGCAATGCATCTTGTATGTGAGACATATCATCTTTCAAAGGTCTATCACGATACCTAGCTGAACCAGACACTCGTAATCTTTGATACTGATATCTTCCGTTAAATCCTTTTCGTAAAACTTTACAACTCTTGTTTAAAAGAAAGGAAGGGTTTCCATCATTCATTCGAGTAAGAAAAAAAGCAACAGCTTCTCTTCTTGGTAACCAATCATTCGTACTTGCAATCTCTGTTGGTATTCCTATTTCAAATAGCTCTTGAATACATGTACGTTCATCTGTTTGACTTCTCTGATTTCCAGCAGGGTCTGCGGTAGACACTCTACCAAAACCAGCATACTTGTTAATTAATATAGGTTTAACTATGTCAGAAGCAAACTGTCTTATACCCATATCTTCAGATATGATTTCTTCTAAAACAACAATGCTTCCTTTTGCTGTTTGCTGAAGAATGACACAACTAGGTGTCAAACCAAAATCCCACCCTAAAATAATTGGTAGTCCTCGTATGGGGTCTACCTCTTCTTCAAGCGTATGAATCTTATCTTTAAATTCTGGAAAGACAGGTTTACCATCTGAGGTTGTACCGTAGTTTCCAAGAACAAAAACATTTATCCACGCATCATCTTTTGCTCCCAGCATATTAAGATAATAGTTATACCCATTCGGTAAGTTATCTATGTTCTCTGCATCTGGGTTTGGTTTATATTCTTCTCCATCTTTATACAAGCCACCAGCTTGTCGAAAGAACTTCCAGCCCTCTGGGGTATCTTCTTCCGCAATCTTGAAGTAGTACGAATCATCATCTGGGGGGTTCGTGTCTAATAGCACACACGGATAATGAAAACCACCATCCATCTTTCTAGGGAATCGTCCAACCCTCTGAGTAACCATATCAAAGACTTCTTTCGGAACTTCTGAACACTCGTTAATCCACGCGATAGAAGTTTCAACAGAACGAAGTCGTCCAGTATCTTGTGCTCTATCTAATGCCATGAACCAGACTTCTAATTGAAGACCAGTACCATCTCCAATATCATCTATGTTCATCGTAGATGTAATTGGAGTATCCCATTTAATCGGAGCTACGTTATGCGGAAACCATTGTTCCCACGTTTTAATTGTTGTAGATTTTAATTCAGGATAAGTATTACGAATCACTAATGCTCTTGTCTTACGCACACCATCAGGAGAGGGCGGTTGTTGTAAAGCAAGGTTTAGTATCTCTACACAGCAAGCGGAACTCTTACCACTTCCTACACAACCCATAAGACCTTTTACAAATGCTTTTGTATTGTGAAACTTCTGGGCTACCTTTCCAGCGGGTCGATAATCAATAATCATGCTCGATACCTTCTGGTCTTTCTAGCAACCTTCTTAGGTTGCTTTGAATGTTGTTTGCCTTTCTTTGTGTCTTTTCTTTTTGCCTTTGTCGTCTGAGCATATTCTTTGGCAGTAAGAGCTTTAATGGCTTTTTCAGGTAAGTACCTCTCTCCAGTTTCACTAGACTTCTTACCTGACTTTGTTCTCCATTTCTGCTTTCCCCACTTCTTCAAGCTTTTCTGAGGTTTCTTGAGTGCCATTATCTTCCCTATGTATTCGTCTAAATATATTGTTTATATAATCCTTTAAACTGTTTTCTTTTTTCTCGTTAAGGACTTTGTTAAAACTATTCTTGAAGGCTTTTTTGAGCCCATAATTATGTCTGCTAATCACGATAACCCCCACCCTTAGACTTATAAAGTTTCGCTAGGGCTTGAGCCTTCCGTGCCGACCACTTACCACTAGCTGTGCCATATGAATTAGAATTTAAAATTTGTTGATACAGTCTTTTTCTAAGTGCTGGCTTTGTATAATTGCCAGCAGAGTTAACCTTGCTCTTGGTCTTCTTCTTGGTTTGCGACATCCGTTATACTTTCATCTAGTTTTAAGTTAAATGTAATACCTTGCGATACATGTTCTGTCTTAACATCAGATAAACTCGGTAACGATTTATCGAGTAGTATCTTGATAGAGTTCACTTGAGAGTTAGATAAATCTACCTTGCCCTCAATATGCCCCATCAAACGATTTACTAATTGGGTAACCTGTATCTTTTGTCTACACAATTCCCCATGTCTTGTATTTAATCTTCTAGCCATTTCTACTTCTTCCTATGTCTTTGTACATCAGATTCATCCCACCACAAAAATGCACAGGTGTACTCTAGCTTGTCTCTGTTCATCTCGAACTGAGCTTTAGCTATACCAAACCCATCAGCTTTACCGACACCATAAGCGGTCTCCCACATATCAAACATCTTTGCATCGTATTTGGTCATCAGCATATACGTCATGACTATGCCAGCCATAAAAGTTAAAACAGGTGCAATTACATTCATAAAGATTCCTTAAAAAGATGTGTGACGTTGACCTATACATGTATATAAGTACCCCTCGGCTCTAGCACCGTTGTCCACTAGGGGGGTTGTGCAAGTGCTACGGATACTAAAACCGATGATTCTAGCCACTATCTTAGCTATACGACTAGCCATGACCACGATTAACACTAATTCAGATACCTCTTCTCTCTTCACGAAGGCGAGGTATGCCTTTTTTTCTATTAAAACCGCACGGCATTGATATACATATGTCGTTGATTCAATTAAACAAACGGAGCTAACTTATGCAACATCACATCATTAACATCATCTTCAGCCTACTCTGGATAACTATCTGTGCCCCATTGACAGCCTTCTTAGCATACGGCTGGTATTCAATTGGACTATTTGCTATATGGCACTACGTTGTTCTGTTCTGCTTATGCTTACCAACTATTCTAACTCCGTGGTTCATAGCTGATATCAAACGTGAACTACATGAGGTTATCAAGGACTACAGGTTCTCAAAGCATATACGTTCTGTTACACGCAATTATTAACAACTTACTTTCTCCTTTTCTATGAAGGAGGAAGTATCTCTTTTTTCTATTAACGTCAAATTCACTCAAGGAGAATCTAATGTTTGACAATCTACCAGTTGCACAGCCACAACAACCAAAGGCTGACCCACAAAGACCAGCTTCTCAAGCACAGGTTGATTCACTTATGTTGTTCAATCTTATTGAGTCTGCTGAAGTTGGCAGAAAGCTTACATCTGTTGAAGCTTCTCGTATGCTTACACAACGCGAGATAGCTAACAATACAGAGTCTGCTGGAGGTCTTGCAATCCGTGCCAATCAAATCGGTGCTAAGACTCATCCAGTTGGTATGAAGCCTAATGGTCAACCGCTTTACCATCAAGGCGAAACTAGAAGAGGTATGCAACTCACTCAGCTTGTAGCTTCTTCACTCAATGCTTATCGGAAAGACCCAGAGAATGCATCACGCATCCTTGAGGTACTTATAGCATCTGTAGGCAAGTTATCAATGCAACACCGTAACTTGGTTGAATTACTAGCTGAGAACGATGACCAGAAATCTAAAATCTCTGAGTCATTGAAGTCTTTGTCATTACCGCAGACTTCCGAGAATGCTGTAACCGTTGAGTAATCAGGCACTCGATGGGTTGGGCTCAATGCCCAGCCTGTCGAGACCCAACCCCCGAATTCATCGGGTAGACACACACATTATTTCCAGAAAGGAACACCAATGAAAGAGTACATGTGCGATGTAACACTAGTTTTTAGTGGTAACAATCATCAAGCTAAAAATGTTGAAGAATGCAAACAAAAAGTCATTGAACAATTTAACAATCAGTATCCCAACATCAACATAACAGAAGATGAGATTTCATTTATAGAAGAGACAGACAATAACAGTTCTGAACCATTACCAACTAACACTATTATAAAAGAAAGCTGTTTACTCAGGACATTCATAAAAGAAAGCTGTTTATC